TAGATCCACTACCTGACTGACCTGCAGTATATGGAGTTCCAGTTAAACCCTGTGTGCTTTGAATCCTAAATGGATGAGCACCACCTTGAACTGAGTTATCAAAGATATAAGTAAACCCTCTATAAACATAAAGAGTTGGGTCATTCACAGCACCAGTAAAACCAGGACCAGAGAAAGTATAATCAGATCCACCAACAGAGTTTAAGTTCCACCAAATAACAGGACTTCTAGCTACAACCCAATCAGTATTATTCCAATAAACTGAGTCACCCTTTACTATTCCAGAAAGGTCTGTATCAGTCAATGCAGCAAATGAAGTTACAGGAGTTCCAGTATAATTGATAGTTACTGTATCACCAGTTATGCTAGTTCCTATATCAGTTCCACCTGCTATTGTTAATGAATCAGTTGCAGAATCAGCAGTCGCTGTTCCTGTATCGGCAACAATAGATTCCCATAAATTCTGAGATCCTGCACCAGCTAGATCATCAGCAGGTGCCCATTTACCATCTGATGTATTCCACTTTAATAATTGTCCATTAGTAGGAGCATTTGTTGTTGTATCTACATCTCCAACTTGTCCAAGACTAGAGTACTCTGTTAAAATTTTTGCTCTTGTATCTCCAACACCACCTGCAGTAATATTGATATTTACATATGGATTATCATCACCATCAACTGTAAAGAAATAACCTGTATATGATGAGGCAGAAGGTGCTGATCCTATTGCTGTATACTCATTTTTATATGCAATAGAAGTTGGGAAATCAACATTACCAGTAGTTCCGTTAAAAGTATTAGTTACACCACCTGCAGCAATGGTAACATTACCAGTTCCATTTGGAGCAATAGGGATATTACCGTTTGATGTAGAAATTATTGTATTACCATTTACATCTAATGAAGAAGTCAGAGTACTATAATCTGAAGGAGTAAAAGTAGATCCATTATAACGTAACACCTGATTAACGCCAGGATTGGCAAGAGTTATCGTTAGGTCTGTTCCATTACCTAAAGCAGTATAAACTTCACTGAAATTGTCGTTAACCTTATCACCACCTGCACGAAGAGTATCACCTGTGTTATCATTAGCAGCAGATCCAAGACCGATTACTTGTTTAGCCATTGTTCGCTATTTTTTAGTTATTTATGGGGTTTCGGGGTCAACTGGTTCTTCTCCGTATAGACTTAAGTCAGGAGCAGTCCAGTCATCGGGGACTACAGTTTCAACAGAAACTACAGGGTTTTGATATCCAGAACCAACGTTACTGACTTCAACACCTGCAACCCCGACGAGTGCACGAATGTTTCCATCAAATCCAGATACAGAGTCAACCCTTACATTTGGTCTAGTTGTGTAACCAGATCCACCTGCTGTAACTTGAACTCTATCAATAGTTCCAGATGTTAGTGTGGCAGATGCTTTTGCATTCTGTCCAAATACAGATCCAAGATAGTCGAATGTAATCAAGGAGTTAGAAGATTCAATAACAGCAACCTGTCTATCTTCAGTCTCACCTTGTATATCAATAAAGTCACCAACTTCGATTGGAGGTACAACCTCAGCAGCGTCTACGTCTGCTTCAGAACCAACGTAGGAGAAGGCAACGAAGGTTGATCCAACACGAGGAATTTCAGAGAATATAATTCTAGAACCAACCAATTCAAAACCAACGCCTGGTTCCTGTATAACACCATTGAGTGAAACAATGATATTATTTTCTGGTAAGATTGTAGAAGATTGAACACCATCAGTCAGTGTCAATGAGTAGAACACATCGTCACGTTTCAAGTTGAATGACTGACGTAATGAATCAAACTCAAATGATATATCATCTAACTGTCTTAGTTTACCAACATAGAATCCTGTAAATGATGCTCCAAGATCAGGTGCTTCAGTAAACTGGATGTTATCTGAGAATGCTGTATAAGCATTTGCTGAACCTGGTGGTTGTAGAACACCATTGATAAAGATCAACATATGTCCTGCAGGATCAGGGAAGTACTTAGTTCCATTCTCAATAGTTAACTTAAAGTTAGTTTGAACTCCATCGAATCCTCTAAATGCACGTTCTACACGTCCCTTAAGATCAGTCTTAGTTATGATCGCTGCCTTGTAACCATCTTTACTGAAGATTCCATCTCTACCACTAAATGTTCCACGAACATCTGTTAGATAGAATCTCTTATTAACTCCAACATCTTTAATGTCTTGAATCAATGCAGTAGCAGCACCTGCAACATCTAACTTAGTGTTAATTACTGCGTGTCCTAATGGATTAAGTGGATCTGGTGCAGGTCCAAAGTCACCAACTTGATCACCATTAGTAATACTACCTGCTGCAAGAATGTAGTATATGACGTTATTGTCAAGATCAAGTTCTGTAATAATACCATAGTTATTAGGATCAATAACACCATTAGTAATCTTATTAAGTCTATTACCAACTGTAAATACGTTCTTGTTATTTTGAATTGAAATACCAATTCTTGTATGTCCTGCAGATGATATTCTGTAACCTATTAAGGTATCTAATCCATCATATCTGGCAACATCAAGGAATAATTTAGATTGTTCTGGGAATATTGTAGCAGTGGTTTCAAATGTACCTATGAGTGTTTCAGTGTCAACAGTTAATTTACCACCACTATTATCTGTAACAGCAGCTTGTGCTTTTAAGAATCCAGTTGGGATTGCAGTTTCACCTGTGTCATATCCTTTGAATGGAATATTATCTGTAAATTCTCCTAGAAGATCAGTAATCTGTATTCTATCTTCAATAGCATTGATCTGAGCAGTTGTTGCGTTAGTTGCACCAACAACATAATCTAATACTGAGAATGTTCCACCAGTTACAGCAACATCAAGATACTTAAAGTTATCATCTTCAAAGAATCCATATACAACACCAGTAACTGTGCTATCACCTTGTTTCTCAACTACTTCATTCATGAAGAAAGGACCATCAACAATATTACCATCAATACGGAATCTCTGATAAATCTGAACAACTTCACCTTCATTCATGGTTACTTTCTCTAGTTCAGCGTATGAACCAGATGCTAGACCATATAAGTAATCAGCGTTGTTTAGACCACCTGCTAATCCAACAGGAATATCAAATGTTCCATAATCTTTAGTTGGACTTACTATACCATTTTGAACAATAATATCAGTGTAGTAAGTGCTATTCAATAATTGATTACGGATAATATCTAAACTATATCTTACTAATCTATGAACTGAATCTGGATGATAATTTGCTGCATCAGCATCACTAAAGTAAGGTACGAATCCTGACTCAGGAGAAGGATTAATTAACTGATCCTTCAATGCATCATATATCCATCCTTCTAATTTATTGATAGTATATGTCTTAATGTTGTATTCTGTATCAGCATAGAATACTTCACCAGATGTAGCAGCATAAGGATCAATTAATCCCTTAGTTAATTTCTGTCCCCATGCAAATAAACCATCAGTTCCATTACCACCAAAACTAGTTTGACCAGTAGCATTTTTAATTTGAACCATTTGACGGAGTTGTTGGAAACCGAATGAACATGTAACTGTAATAAATGCTCTATACCATCCTCCACCATAAGGTATAACACCAGATGCATCTATCTGTAAACCACCTTGAGGTTGGAATATACTACCTGTAGTTCCATTTGTTAAATCAATATCATAGAATGCTTGCTGTCTCTGAGGAGTATCTTCATCTAGAGATACTTGGAAACGTGCCTTAGTAAATTCACCTTGCTTCAAGAATATGGAGTATGTAAACTGCTGACTTTCTGCTGTACCTACTTGTCCAGTATCAAATGTTTCTCCACTAGTATCAAAGGTGACGTTACCAGAGTCAAATGTTTCAAACGCATTCAAACTGTAATTGTTATGTAATATATGAGTACCTACAGTTGATGTTGCTACAATCTTATCAGCAGTAACTGCATTATCAGGAGCAGCAGTTACGTCTGTTGATATTGTTACATTAGTAAGAACATTACCGCCTCCAGTCAAATCTTCTGGGAAATTATATCCAACGTTTTGACCTATTAATTGATCTTGAACACTAGAACTAATTAACCTTGCATTTCTAAGAATCTCAACGTTTGCAGGATGTGTATACCAATCAAATTTCTTGCTAACACCACCAGTAATAATGGTTGCTGCACCTGCGGTTTGACCTGTAATTGTTTCACCACCAGAGATTGTACCTTCTAAGAATGATCCAATATAAAGATGTCTATCTTTACTATCCCATTCAAGAATCTTAGCATATCCACCACCTGCTGCTGTAACAACCTCATCAACCTTAAACTCACCACTTACATTGTCAACAGTAAGTCTGTAAGCATCTATAACATGATCTACGTCAGTTGTAATAGAGTCTTGGATCATATTTCCAAGCAACTCATCAACAAAACTATCATATACCCATGATCCAGTTCCAAACTGAGTATTAACAAGATTGTTTAATTCATTCTTATAATAGTTTGCATTATAAAGAATTTGCTTCATACCACTTCTAGCAATCTTCTTGCCAGGTGAGAAGAACTCAATCACATGATCAAGAAGATTATTCCAGTCTCCAATAACCTGATCAATATCAACTGTTTCTTCACCATCTCTATAAGCAGCTTTACCTGATGGTGTTGAATATGCACCAAATGGTTGACTCTCAAATGAGTTATATACATTATTTCTAATTACTTCACGACCAACTTCCTTAAGTACTTCCATACCATAGACAGTTGCCATAACCATATCTTCAATTCTATGAAGTGTTCCATCTGCGTTGAGATATGTTTCTTCAAGTGCTCTGATA